GGAGTTGAGTTCGCCAACAGGGTCAGGTTGACCAATAGAAGTAAGGCTGTTTTCGATATACCATTGACCTGTAGGACCTTTGAAGCCATGGTCCCAGTATCGTACCCATGGTAGATCTTCTCCTTCTGCGGCTGGAAGGAATCGTAGTACTGCATATCCATTGCCTGCCTTATCTACAGTTGGTTTCCAAATTCGTTCATCATCATAATTTTTCTTTTCACCGCCACCACCAACAGCTTCTGCTGCTTGAACGAGTTTAGAGATTTGGTCGCGATTGTTTTTTAAATTGCTAAAAGACATATGTTTTTCCTTGTATTGCTGAAATATGTTTTATTATAACACAGTATGACTGTAATGTACAACTATTTATATTCGACTTATTCAAAAAGTGCCGAATCAATAGCGTTAGTTTTTGGTAAGAAGTTGAGCGCCATAGCCTCAGCTTCAAGCTTATCTTTAATAACCGGTGATACAAACTTCTTCACATCTTCTGGTTCGATCTCGTGTTTTGTACATACATGAAGTATTGCATCCATATATGTGACACGCAAATCAACTACAGTTTTTTCGATTAATTTAGAGAATCTACTTTTATTGAGAAATTGCTCTTCAACTGTCATTTATCCAATACCTTTAATAGTACCGTATCGACACTCATTCGACCATTAGGTACAGTTGTTTTTGTTGTGAGTGATTTCCATTCATTATCAATTTGCTTAGTAGTCTTACTAAGAACAATAGGAAGAAATGCATCGGGCTTTCGAAGTCGAGTAGATCTACTCAATGATGTATCAATATTTTTCAAAGTAGTACCACTAACTTCGAAGCCCTTTGCGGATGAAGTTACAAACTCAGTAATTACCCGTGTTTTCACATTAAAGGTAAAGAGGCGATGACTACCGATCACCGAGAGAGGAGCTACAGATACGATCTTGTAGTCATGATCCTCTTTTTTGTACTTGAGTTTTGTAACTTGCTTGTCTGCTGCTTTTGGCTTTTTAATACGTGATTTACGTACAGCCTTTGCAGCAGACTGAAGACGGTCAAGATCAGCTAGCATTGATTCACATGCTTGTACACGTTTACGTAATTGCACGCGACTTAAGTGTGAATAACCCTCAACTGCATCAGGACACGCCTTCGTATAGGCATCATTGTAATCTAACAACCAACCATCGACTACATAACGAACAGTTTTGGTTGCAGAATTTGGTAAACCATGACGCCTAAATTCTTGGTATAGATCTAAGGTAGCATCTTCACCTTCAATCCATTTATCTTCAAGATCGAGAAGATCTTGCATAATAGTATTACTAATCTTGCGCTGCAATCTTTCCATAGGAGAGATTGATTTGATAGCTGCAGAATCTTTTAGCTTAGCTTGTTTTTCGAAATATAAATCTTTTCCTATGGTTACAAGCTTAGAAAGATATTTTGATAAAGCATCTGAGTATGAGCGAGTGCGATCATCATCATCTTTTTTTGGTGCATGTGTTAACCAAAAAGCAGTAGCAGCTTGATATGGCATAGTAAATTTATATTCTGGACAAGCAAGAACATAATTTTTATTAGCAGAGTTTTTAAGTTTCTCTTTAATATATGCTTTTAGCACCTTTGATATATCTGCATTCGATACTTCAGTTTGAAAATAGGATTGTACTGCTTCAAACCCTTTGTCAAGAGGAGCAGCTGCCAATCCAGTACGATTACGACGAGGTAATTTCTTTTGTTTTTTCCGCATAGCCATTATGCTGCACCTCGCTCGTCTTGTTCTTTAATCAAATCGAGTACAGATTGTGCACGACTCTCAAGAAATTTAATTTCGAATTCAGTAAGAAGACGATCATTAAGATGTTTAAAATTTAACATAGCGTTAGCTGCAACCTCAGCTGCAACTTTTAATTCGCCATATTTGTAAGCGTGTGATTTTGTAATAGACATTGTAGCTCCTCAGCTAAGTTTCATTTTATAGATCTATTCTACCACAGTTTTAGCCGTTTGTACATGCCTAAAACGCATTTTGCTAAAATTAATTTCGTCTCATTTTGGCGTATTCTTCAGGTGAATCACCTTTGCCGACTGGGACGGTGTTTGATTTGTGAAGAGTGGCAAGTCCGACGATGTAGTCTCCTGAGTACTCGTTTGCTGCTCGTTTCCCCGCGATTGGCATGACGATGTCCGACGTTGAGACTGACGTACATTCTGTTGAATAGCTCGGAATTGACGTGACATGGACTTTCTCTTTCTGTTTGAGTTGAGTAGGATGGACACCTCGTGCCATCAACCATTTATCGTGTTCTGCTTTTGCTTTCTGCCATCCTGGTTTACGATTCTGTCTTGACTTCTTTGTGTTGAGACTTGACATTCCTCGTATTAGATGCATTCCGCTCATTTAGATCTCCAATCCTTTTGTATGCAGTATACAAACATTTTTGTAATTCTGCAACCTCTTTTTCGAGAAGAACTATACGTTCTTTATCCGAAAGTTCCATGATTAATCCTTTATTCTAGATCTATTCTACCATAGTTTTTTGCATTTGTACATGCTTATTTTAATCCAATTACAGCTCTACCAGTTTTTGCATTAGGCACTTCGAGCTTTTCAATCAAATCCAAAGAATCTGATCTAATTAATAATCCTCCGTATATAAATCTTGGGTGTGTATTACCGCTAAATTCTTGTGGCAAATGATATTCATCTACATCAAAAATAACTGCCCTACCAGGTTTATTCTCGACTCTTGTAGCGTTCTCAATAAAAACTTTCTTGCTGGTACGTGGTGTATATCTATGTGTGCATTCGTATGCTTCAAATGGAGAAAAATATGTACCTCCACCCCATGAATCATCCCAGACTTCGTTAGCGTATACCAATATCCTCTTTACTCGCGAGCGTAGTCTGGTGCAGTCTTTTGGTTCAAAATCTATGTGTGGCCACATGGTGGGCTTATCTGGTTCTAATTTGAACATAAATCTAAATTCTTGTAAACGAATCCAATCTTCGTAAATAGCATTATAGTTATTTAAAAAACTAATAGCTAATGATTGATTTTCAATAAAAGAAGCGTGTACATGTTTTTTTACTGGATGTTTTTCGTCCACTTCTACATGATTATTTTGAAAAAAACTTTGATATTCTTTTAAGAATGAAACATTATCTAAATCATATATTTCTATCATTGTACACCTATGACCATCGAAGCACATTTACCACCAAAGCCAAATGAATTATTTAAAACAAAATCAACATCTGTTTTAATTGGAGATTTTACTATGTTTTTATACTCTGTATTTATGCAATTATGGGTGTGCGGTATTATACCATGTTGTATAGATAAAATTGAATAAATTGTTTCTAAAATTCCAGCTGCAGCAAACGTATGGCCAATTTTTCCTTTATTTGAAGTAACTAATAAATCACCTATATCTTGAATAGCTTCATACTCTACTTTATCACCAACCGGAGTTGATGTACCATGAGCATTTACATAGTCAACTGTATCTACTTCTGCACTTACTAAAGCATTATGCATAGTAGTTCGTGCACCAACACCACTTGGACTAGTACGATTAAAGGCATCCGAAGCATGAGCTACAGGATGGAGATAAGCATGTATTCGTGCTCCTCTCGCCTTAGCTTTTTCTTCAGTTTCTAGTATTAGACAACCTGCACCTTCTCCCATAACAAACCCTGATCGATCATCATCGAATGGCATTGATTTATTGCCTAATGCTCTTAAAGAACTAAACACATCAAGATCTACTTCACTGACACCATTATCTGATCCTCCACATATCACATAATCATAATCATTTAAATATTTCATAGCTATATCAATAGTGACGAGACCAGTTGCGCAAGCAGACTGCGCTGCAAAATTAATTCCAGTAAATCCCCAATGTTGCGATATCATACTTGCGCTTGAATCTACTGGAAGATTTAAAGAATACAGTGGGTGAAGTTTTTCTTTAATTACAATTGCTTCATACATTCCATCTTTTGCAGTACACGTAGAATAAAATACACCTACGTTACTACTGTGCAGTACACTAGCGTCCTTTAATGCGGCATTTACACTATGTAACGCGGTATGCATAGAACGAGGCATATATCTTAATAGCTTTGGATTAAAATCTTCTGGTATAATAATGTCAGTAGTAGGCATGTGACATCGATCTACCTTTACTGATTTTCTAGGTAAAACGATATCATCAAAATGTCTATCATAGGTTTTGTCATTTAATAGGTTATCGAAACATTGGACAGGATTATTGCCCAACGCATCGATCATACCAATACCAGTAACGGCTATTCGATTCATGAATCGGCAAGTACCTCTAGTTCTTTTAGATCGGCCTCGTTTTGAGCTTCTACATTATCATCGAGTTCTTTCCAAGCTTTAGTAGATTTAAGCTTAGATAATAGTGCAGCATTTTTAGCGACTCTAGTGCGAATTACATTTGCTGCAACTTCATTACGATACTCTAATAAAACGTATGATCGATATTGTGTACCGTTTTGTACAATGACATTTTCTTTGATTGTATAACCAGCCACGTCTGCGTCTGCAATCAAATTACGTGTTACTTGTTCAAACTCAACAGCAACATTAGAATCAAAATCAGTAGCGCCTAATTTAGATTTAAAAGTTTTTAGCTGAGATCTGATGCGGCTATCAACACGATCGGCTAGTGTAGTCTTAGCTGATAGTACTGCTATATCTACTGCAAGTTGAAGATCTGGTGTGACTGCAGTACCGACTGCATATACAGCTTCATCTTCCTTTGGAATATCGGTATACCATTTAGGCATATCATCGATTTGGTTCTCTACCTGTTCAACACGATATTCAAATTCTTTTTCTGATATTGCCAAATTTGGTGGCAACTTTTCACTACACGCAGATAGACCTAATACACCTGCCATTAACAAAACACTTCTCATTTTATACTCCATTTAATCCTTCAACTATAGCATCTCTCAAACCAGAATCTACAAATAAATTCTGCATATCTGGGAAAAATATCGTCATACCTATACCTATAACAATTCCCAACAACATATTAAACATTACAAAACTCCTAGACTAAGTATTACTTCAAACATCTTACTGATGGTTTGGTCATTTTCCTCTGCACCAAATAAGAATTCTCCAATGCCACGATCTTTTGATGGCACTTCTTTCTCAATAATAACAACTTCTGGTGGAGAACTACAATCGTATTTTTTAATGTCATTTACAACTGTGCCATTTTTAAATTGCGTTTGTTGAGAATAAAAACAATCTTTAGCAACTGCAGGATTGCAGCCACTAATTCCAATCGTTATCCATAGCAATAGTATCGCGCATCTTTTCGCCATAGTATTTCTCCGCATATTGAGGTGCATCTTGCCAATGGTTATAATTTTCGTCAAGATCTTGACCTTTTTTTGGTTCAACTTCTTGACGAGTGTAGTAAGCTTCACGCCTTTTTAATGCATCTAATCTTTTTGATGCAGCACGAATAGCATTCATACGCTCTTCATAAGTTGACTCTTTAGTAATAACAAACTTAGACATTATAATCGCTCCAAAATTCATTCCAAATTTCATCTACAAACTCAAGCTTTTGTGTATCAGTCATATGTACACATAGCTTCATATCGCCACTCTTTTCGAGAGTTTCGAGTAGTTCACCTACACATTCACATCC